ACAGACCAAAACGGAAATATGGTTGCTCAAGTTAACGGAATGGATCAATCAGATACTTTAAGAGGATTGCGAACATCGTCTAAAGGTACAGGAAAAGGCCGAGCAATACGACAGGTGACAGCATGAAAGTAGTCGAAGTAGCAGGACCTTGTCCTATAATGATATCAAACAAAGAAGCCACTGTTTATGATAAAATATGTGGTAAACAAGGTTGTACAAAAGAAGATTTAACAGAACGGGAAAAGATGATTGTTAAACAACTCACCACTAAGGGTGTAGTTGATAGAATTAATGGTCGCTTTTATCCAAGTTTTCGATAAATAATATAAACTGAGTACAGGGATACAATATGAAAATTTTAGACTTTGACCACGGCAGAACCAAATTAGATAAAATTAATAATTACCTTGAAGAAACTTTTGGATTTTCTATTAAGCAAAATAGTATTACTCCGAAAGCACTTCAAAATATATTACTTAAAGTAAAAAATAAGCAATCAGAAATTGTTAATGAATCCAATGTTACTGATTTTCATAAGCACCCCGAATATGCTAAAACAATTATGATTGCCGAAGCATTGACAATCATGTTAAAAGAAATTGCCCCCACACAAAGAAAAATGAAAGCAAAGGTTAAGGAATCTAAAATGACGAAAAAAGTTCAAGAACACGAAGCCAAACTACCTCATAGACACCTGACAAAGGGAGATGTAGACGCCGACAGGCATGCTTCCGACCGGTATGTGGCTAAACAGTTAAAGAAGCGGGCCACTCCGCCAGAGCAACATTTGAATAAGCTCGGAGATTCAGTAAATCCACGGTCAGTTACATTAGAAAATTTTCGCAATTTAATGGAACAAGATTTAGATCAAGCAGAATTAGTTCTTGCCTCCAAAGATATGGTAGATAGACTGCAAAAAATGGCAGAAGATTTAGCATCAATGCAAGTAGAAGATCTTATGCCATTAGTAGATGCTATGCGTGAGTCATTTGGTACAGAACAAGCAAATATGTTCAGCCAAACTGCTGATGCAATATTAGGCGCCGCTTTAGAAACTATTAAAACAACACGAGAAGGTATGGATCAAGCAGTATTGGTTCTTACTGGTGAAGGTGCACCAACGAATGATATGATGGGAGGCGAAATGCCACCAGCAGGCGACATGAGTGCTCCATTACCAGGTGAAGAAATGGTTGTACCTGCAGAAGATGAATTTGCAGGCGACGAAGCAGCCGCTGGTGTTGAAGGCGACCCGTTAGGGCGTATTCCTAAAGAATCTGTTCAACTTGCTAAAACACTTTTGCTTCAACATGCACAAAACGGCAAACTATCCAAAGCATCTATTAAAGAAGCCGCGCAAATATTAGCTCAAAAAAAAAAATTCATTCTAACTAAAAATCAACTTCGTAGTCTTTATGAGGGAGATCTAATCACCGATCCGGATGCAGGTAAAAAGAAAGGTGCTGCCTTCGGTCAAGGGGTCAAGGACGTTGTTCAATTGGTCAAGGACACTGGTATGAGTATCGCCGACGCATGGGATTCTGTGCAAGAATTTATTAAAGATCAACACCGGCAGGGGAGCAGAAGACCGGAAGACTTTGGCGGCGAACCTGCGCCACGAATTACCTCTTGGCGCCAAGCAGATAAAATGCGTAGGCAAAAACTGATGCGGTACGCTGAAATACAGAAACGAGGTGAAGATGGGCAGTCTCAAGCCAGCAAAGACTATGCCACCCTTGGAGTTGATGCCGCCAATTATGTATATGATAAAACGGTTGGTGCTGCCAATTATGTAAGCGATGAATTCGGTGATGTAGTTGACGCAACCGGCGATTTTGTCACAACTGCCATAGATACAGCAACGGATAATTCAACACCTGATTCAAGACGGGCTATTGCATCCAGTAACATGGATAATAGCACTAAGACGAAGGTATCAAAACCCAAAGGTTATAAGGTTAGGTAATTGAATGCGAATTAATGAAATAATAGATAATAACAGCAACCTGATAGACGAGGAGGAACAAGGAACCTCTCATGGACAAAAGATTGTTTGGGATGATAAAAATAATTATTTTGTACGGACGCGAGAGGGAGAACCTCCGGCACGTGTTTGGGGTACTGCGATAAACAAGATGGTTGACGACAAATATGATAAAATGAAGGCCGACGACAAAAAATTGAATAAATTAGACATTCCGTGGGACGATCCGTTGCTCGGTCCGTTGGATACGGCGGGTATGACAAGAGATGAGCTTCGCACCGCGAAAGAAAAAAGAATTGGTCAAGCCTCTGATAGGCTTGCAACATGGGATGCGAGAGAGAGCGACGAAATCGATTATCATTTAGGGTTGGGAGGGAAACCCAGGGACAGAGAGAGGGAAAGAAAAGAAGACGAGTTAAAATATAAGTAAAAGAAGAGATGGAAATGGGCAGAAGAAAAGAGGAAGCAGATACAAGGTAATTAAATGCGAATTAATGAAATAATACTTCAGGAAGACCGATGGGATCCTGAAAATATGAAAAATGAAATACTTACATTATTAACTTCTGCCGCCGCAGAAGGCATTACTCAATTATCTCCAGCAAGTTTATTACAAGATCTTAGTGCTATGGGTTATGTACTAACAATGAGCGGTTTATATGAATTGTTACAAAATGAACCACTTATAAAAAATATGAATAATGACATTATTGAACTTACAATTACTGATGCTGATATATTTTCTAGTCCAGAAAAAAGCGAAAAAGACACAAATAAAATTCATAATACAGCAGTTAAGCAGGCCAATAAGGATATTGGGTTATGACAATTATTGTTAAACCTAGGTTGACAGTAGATGAAACTGGTGATAGAAAATTAAAATTCACTCCCGTTTATAGTGTAAAACCAACCTTATCACCTATTATTGGAGTTTTCTCTGCATCAGATAGTTATTTATCGATTGATTACGGCACCATAGGAGGAACGGTAAATACATGTAAGTTCGATTTAGGATATGGAACAATAGATCAACCATGTGACTATTTAACACATGATTTTGGGAATATTTAATGGCTTTCTTCATTAATGCAAAACAAGCGAGAGATAAAGGTAGAAAAGACTCTATCATTCAAAGCGAAACCGCTGTTATAGAAAATGCAATTTTAACAGCAGTTGAAGCAAATACACTTACAATAACTATTTCTGATAATTCTGTTATGACAGAATACACTAATTCTTCAGGCAAGGAAATTGCAGAATCTTATTATACAAACTGGCAAGGTGGTGCATCAGATGCTACTAAATTAGATCAAATGGCCCAAGTTATTAAATATTTTGTAGATTTAGGATATAGCATTCACAGACAAATAAACACTTTATCAGGAACCACATTTGAATGGGTCATTTCTTGGTAAATGGTTTCATAAAAAATTCTTAGTACATTTAATATTGACAATTAATAATAACTATGCTATACTAATAGTATGAATATTATAGAAAAATATGACTATCCGTCACTGAAACGAATTAATAATTCAGGACAACGATTATATAATACCCCATCAGGTAATCTTCCCTCAGTTACTACAATCTTAGATAGAACAAAAGATAAAACATTTCTAGTAGACTGGAGGAAACGAGTAGGCGAAGATGAAGCAAAACGTATAACAAAAGAAGCATCAGGATTGGGTACCTTGTTTCATAAACATTTAGAAAATTATATATTAGATAAACCGCGTCCTTCTGGTAATAATCTTGTTTATAAGTTAGCCGAAGGAATGAGCGATGTTGTTATAGAAAAAGGATTAATTAATGTAGATGAAATATGGGGTTCAGAAATTAATCTTTACTATCCGGGTTTATATGCAGGTACTACCGATTTAGTTGGTATGCATAACGGCACACCAGCAATAATGGATTATAAAAGCACAACTAGGCCTAAAAAAGAAGAATGGGTAGAAGACTATTATTTGCAATGTTGTGCATATGCAATGGCCCATAACGAATTATTTGAAACTAAAATTAATAAAATAGTTATAATAATGTGTTCACGAGAAAGGCAATATCAAGAATTTATTTGTGAAGGCAAAAAATTTGAAGAGAACTGTATAAAGTGGTCCAAACGGTTAGAAGAATTTTATAAATAAAATGCTAACCAATAATTAAAAATTTATGGAGAATACAATATGAAGCCAGCTTTTTTCCCTAATGTTAGGGCATTTCATCCCGGCATGGGGCAAGCAGTAGCCGAACGAACAATACTTAGAAAGAAACCCAATGGAGATTGGGAAAATTGGCATGATGTTGCTAATAGAGTAGCAATGGGTAATAGTTTGCTTTGCCCAAAAGAAAATGATAAAGATAGAGAATTTAGATTATTAAAGAAACATATAGCAAAAGCAAGTCTGTTAATGAGCGGCAGACATTTACAACATGGTGATGAAAAACAGCCAGAAAAAAACATGGAAGTGTTTACAAATTGTGCCACCTCTAGTACTAGTTTTTTACTTTTTTATTTACTATTAAATGGATCAGGGGTTGGACGATGTTATGATGATGACATGATGCTAGTTGATTGGAATAATGCACCTCAATTGAGATGTGTATTAGAAGAAAGTCATCCAGACTTTGATTATTCTGCTCATACATCTTTACGAGACGGGAAACACAAATATGGACAGGGGGCTAATACTCTTTGGTACGAAATACCTGATTCACGCGAGGGTTGGGCACAAGCACTCGAACTTTGGGAAAATGCTACATTTGAAAAAATACACAAAGATAAAATGTTAGTATTAGATTTTAGTAAAATACGAGCAAAAGGGACACCCATTGGAGGAATGCAGAATAGGCCAGCAAGTGGTCCGATAGCATTATTAAATGCCTTTGAAAAATGTGCAACTATTAAAGATGCTGGCATGGAGCCATGGAGACAATCCATGTATGTAGATCATTACATGGCAGAATGTGTATTAGTCGGCGGAGCAAGACGTGCAGCTCGAATGAGTACTAAAACATGGAAAGATAAAACTACATTAGATTTTATTACAGTTAAACGACCTATTGAGTACCTTGGGTTAACTCTAGATGATATAGTTCAATATAATAAAGAATCTGCTTATCCGCCTATGGGTTTCTTATGGTCTAGTAATAATTCTGTTACAACAGATAAAGACTTTTGGGATAGACTTAATATAAAACGAGGTACAGAAAAATACAATGACGAGCTAACAAAACAGGCTAGAGGGGTGTTTAAACTACTCACAGAGGCCGCTTACGCCGACGGAACAGGCGAACCTGGCATACTTAATTCCGACATGCTAGTCCAAAACGACGAAGGATGGGATGATCTTAATCGTGGTGATTATGTTGGTAGTAAAAAGTATCAACTTCGTGAAGATACCCAAATATTAATGAGTCGTTTAGCAAAACGTGCTAAAAAGAAAAAATATCATACAATTACTAATCCATGTGGAGAAATTGCATTAAATGTATTAGGTGGATTCTGTGTTATTGCGGATGTAGTACCTTTTCATGCAGATACATTAGATGAAGCAGAGGAAGCCTTCCGTGTTGCTACACGGGCGTTATTGCGTGTAAATGGTATGAATAGCATATATAACAAAGAAGTTAAACGCACAAATCGTATTGGTGTCGGCATGACAGGGGTTCATGAATTTGCTTGGAAATTTTTTAAGTTAGGTTTTAGAGATTTAATTGATGAAGAAAAATCTAAAGACTTTTGGATGACAATGGCTCGTTTTAATAGAGCAGTTAAAGATGAAGCAACAACATATTCTGAGTATTTGGGACAATCTGTACCACATACAATGACAACAATTAAGCCTGCAGGAACCACAAGTAAATTGTTTGGGCTTACCGAAGGATGGCACTTACCAGCCCTTGCTTGGTATATGCGTTGGGTTCAATTTAGACATGATGATCCTTTGGTAGAAGCATATAAGAAAAACGGCTATCCACATAAAGAGTTGGTTCAATATAGTGGTACAACTATTATAGGATTTCCAACTGAACCAGTTATTGCTAGTTTAGGGTTAGGAGATGCATTTGTAACAGCAGGCGAAGCTACTCCTGAAGAACAATATCAATGGTTAAAATTAGGAGAAAAATATTGGATTCGAGGTGTAGACGAAAATGGAAACCCAACTAAGGATGTTGGTAATCAAATTAGTTATACACTTAAATATGTTCCTGAAATAGTAAGTTATAAACATTTTAAAAATATGATGTTAAAGCACCAATCTACTGTAAGAGCGTGTTCAGTAATGCCACAAACAGATGCTTCAGCATATGAATATCAACCAGAAGAAGCAGTTTCTAAATCTAAATATGAAGAAATCGGTAGAGCAATTGCAGTTGCAATGACCGAAGACATAGGCAGAGAACATCTTGATTGCGGTGTTGTCCCAGGTGGTTGTCCGATTGATTTTGATGAAGAACAAAAACAATGGGAACTTGAGGAAGAAGATCCCAAAATAACCTTGTTAAAAGAAGTTGCATGAATGTAACTATTTACACTATTAATAATTGTAAATTATGCGATCATGCAAAATTAATAATGAAAGAACGAGGTGTAAATTACGATGAAATTCGTATAGGTATAGATATACCCAAAAAAGAGTTTAAAGAAAAACATAATGCAGATAAGGCTCCGCTTGTTTATTACGGCAATTGGCGGGTAGGCGGAGCCGCAGAATTATGGAAGGCAATATACACAACTAATTTAATTCCAATTAAAATATCCGCCGTAAACCAACTTTTAAAAAACAAATAAATATGTTAGTAGAAACTAGAAAAAAAGGCGATGTTATTTCTATGAAATTAACAACGTCAGAAGAGTTAATATGCTCGTATGAAGACGATGACAGTGATACATATACTGTAGATAGACCATTTATGGTAGCAGTAACTCAACAAGGAATTATGTTAATGCCATGGTTACAAGCAGTAGACGTAAAGTTAAACAAATCAGTAAAGATTAATAAAAACCATATTATTGCTATTGCTGAACCTGTAGCAAGTATAGCAAAAGAATATAATTCACAAATGAGTGGTATAAAGTTAATATAAGGAAAAAAATGTTTAATAATAATGAAATTGAAGTTCGTTTTAATGAATTATTATATGGTAATGATCTTAAAGCTATATGTGATGTTTATCCAATAGTTCCAGCTAAAAAAATAGAAAAATCTTGGTGGAAAACAATGAAAACACATTATGATATGGTTCTTTCCCGTACAAGAAAAGATTTTAAAACCACCACACAAACAATAAAATATTGCCCCGGAATAGTTGACTTTACTAATTATGGATATATAGTACCTGCTTGGCAAGATTTTCAATTTTGGGTTAATGATAATGGAAACATAGAATGGCACGTGCCAGCAAATATGAGCAATACAAATAATATTCTCGTTCACAGAAGAGAACAGGTTGATACTTGTTCAATATTAGATAATTCAGCTAACTGTATTTTAAAATTAGTTTCCCCGTGGCTCATAAATACCCCTAAAGGAACTAGTCTAATTTTTTGTAAACCATTTTATCATTATTCTAATGAATTTGATGTATGTCCCGGAGTATTAGATAGCGATATAAATAGAAATCCAAATAAAGCTATTAATCCTATGATAAGATTTAATGTAAGAAATAAAGTAATACATATTAAGGCTGGTCAACCATTAATACAATTAATACCATTTAAAAGAACAAATTGGAAATTAAAATATTTGAAATTTGATAAAAATTTTAAAGATATGAAAATTGATGATAGCATTTATCACACTACTAGGTTTAACCCGAGAATGGATAAAGATAGTATGACAAGATTTAGGCATGATGATTCTAATAAAAAATTCGAATAGGCCTGTAATCTAATTAAGAAGATAAATTATAATGTTAGTAGAAACAAGAAAAAAAATAGCAAATATAGTAAATGAATATAATTCACAAATGAGTGATATAAAATTAATATAAGGAAACATGAATGCCCGCAGTAATGACAGAATTAACAAAACCTCCAAGCAAAGTTTGTGTGGCAAACGGCTTAGAAATGATGGACTATAGTCGAATTGTTTTTAGACCCAACCCTACCGTAAAATGTAATAACAAACCAATATCTTTGCATTGCACTGATCCCGGCGCAACATATCAAGACGCAATAAAAACAAGGGATTCGCTTCAACCATCTCATAATGTTAACACGCCTAAAACTATGTTTATTGATGGCAAAAGTGTTGCTAATGAATCAGATATGGAAATGTGGCATAATTTAAGACAAAAATATGGTAGTGGTGGATCTACTCCTGCTAGTAATACTTGTGGAGGAGGAGGCCCCGGTAATACTACTAATGGTGTACCGCCTGATTATCAATGGTATTTGCCTTCAGTTGAAGCAAATCCTGGTGATGCAGATTGGGACAAATGTAATAAAACAGGGTTAGATTTAACTAAAACTCCACCTAGTAATCCTAACCCATTACAAAGTTATTACGGAATATATGATAGTGCAATTAAGAAAAAATTAGAAAAAATGATTTCTCCAAATGTGATGGTAGGGTAATGGCATACAGTGATTTTAAAGGTAAATTAGCAACATTTAATGAATATATTGCCGCAGAAAATCAATCTATAAATCTTGAAGGGAATGACACCGATGATGCTGTAGTAAAAGTAGAAATCGGCGGTAATATGAAGACTATGCTCTGTAATTTACTTGCAGGTAATGGTCTTAAACCTATGCCCAAAGTACAAATTTGTTTAGACATGAATTTAAATGAATTATTGGGGATTGCTGCCGGCAATGCGGCGTTAATGGGCGCAATGGTGGCTTGTCGATCTGCCCTTCAAGCATTTAATGAACATACAGGTCTGGCTGCTACATTAGGTAGACTTAATGCAGTTATAGGTGAAGCCGCAGCAATAGCAAGTATGATTAATTTTTGTGCTAATCCCATTAATCCTAAACCTATACCCAATTTATTGGAAACAGTTATGGGTTCATTTTTAGGTGCAGGCGAAGCAATTTTAAATAGGTTAGGCAGAATTATTCCTGATAGGGCTAGTTTATGTTATGACTTTACAAAAGGAAAGTTCAATACAGATGCGGTTATAGATGGTGGTTTGTTAGATGATATACGAAAAGCCTTTGAAGAAGGTACAGATATTAGTGCATTATGGGAAGATTGGGTTGCACAATTATATGCTATTAGGGATGATTTTGCGAGAATTATAGAATTTGAAAATAATATAGCAAGAGCAGCAACTGAAAACAAAGGATTAGGCGGAGCAGATCCATTACAATCTCATCAAGATTTACCACCCACAGTAGCTTTATTTCAACCTGCACATGGCGGTACAGGAACACCATTAACAACAATTAGACATAATACGTATTCAAATAATGGCCAAGGGAGCAATGAGGAAAGAACTACATTAGATGTTGCAATAAAATTTAGTGAGAGAATGGATCCCGCTACGGTGATTGCCAAGGTAGATGATGCAGCGGCTCCTTCTGCTGGCGGATCGTATGGAACAGTAAGGATATCGCAAGGAGGTATCGAATTACCGTGGTCAACCCAACCTCAACGATTAGATGATACTTATTCTAGATACGGCGGCACCGTACTTTTAAATAGCTATACAGCAAACAGTACCTTGTTCTCGTTTGCTGTTGGGAATGATCAAGGAGGATATTGTGACGGAGGGAATGCGTATGGAACTGAAACACCAGCACAATGTGGTGCAGGAGCGAATACAGGTACTTGGATACCTGCAACTTTTCCAACTTCAGAAACTGGCAAACAAATGATAAATACAAAAAATATAAATTTTAAGTGCAATCCTCCATTAGAAGCAGTTGCCGGAACGGAATCTTTTGTTGGTGCAGCATTACCCGGCCAATCAGAAGAAGAACAAAAATTGGCTATAGCAAATTATCCTGATTTGCCAACTGCAATGAATAATGCCCAAAATATTATGGCATTATGGAAACAATTAGCAGGATATCCAGTTCAAAGACAAGACGGAACAATTCTTACTAATATATTCGATTCGTTTTTAGACGACGAAACAAAAGCATTAGCACAAGTAGGTGAAAATTATATTGCGCCAGTATATACGCAAGTTGCAGAAAAAGATTATTGTGGTAATATAACAGGTTATAAATATGAGTTTACACAAGGATCACTCGAAACACCTGATTTAGTTGGTGTTGATACATTATCGACATTACTTACAGAACGACCAATAGTAATACAAGTTACACCAAATTCAAATGCAACCGATATACTTATAGATGCTGCTATAAAATTACGATTTAGTCAGGATATGGATTCGTCTACCTTTTCAATTGGTGATACTAGAACTACATGGAATCCAAATGTAACATATGTTGGAAATGATATAATCGAGTATGTAGGAAAAGAATATAAATCGATTAAGGTATCTAATCTTAATCAAATACCATCATTAACCCCGTCATTCTGGCAAGCAGTAACAGACGCCCAAACAACAGCAGGTACAGGCACAGTAAGGATGATAGATACTTCAGATGCAAATAAACATGTTGAAGGAACTATATCATATACATCTACAAATAATACAATGACATATACTCCATCTAGTAATTTAATTGCAAGTCATGTATATGAAATAAAAGTTGTTGGTTCAAACACATCTACTGCTGATAAAGTTTCACCTATTGAAAATATATCAGGAGTAACTATGACAAATACATTTAGTTCGTCGTTTACAGTTAGTGCCACTGGTGCTAGTTCTGGTACTGGTGTTGTTGTTACTGCCGCAGGCTCGACTGTTGGGTTACCACAATATACAGTAGCAGAATTGGAAGGTCTTGCAGTATTTGCTGCCGATACAGGGTCTATGGCATGGTGCACAAATGAAAGGAATGGTGCATGTACTGTAGTATATAATGGTAACCATTGGGTTCGAGTAGATAATGGTGTAACAATACTGCCTCCTCTGCCTCCTCCTCCTTAAGGGTTGACTTATTCTTTTAAAAATGCTATAATAAATACTAGTGTTGTTAATGACTCTTTGTCGAAAGCGACTGGACATGGGTGCGATTCCCATCACCTCCACCAAGGAATTATATGGAAAAAATAATAAAATGGTTTGCAGTAATTGCAATCCTTGCATTATGTTTTGTATATGGTATAGTTTATTTTGAACTTATATAATTCGTTGATGGGGGTGAAATAGATTTCGACACCGTGGGAAGCAAGGACGAGACGGCATAAAACCTAATCGCAAATAATGCTGATTACACACCTGCTCAGATTGCGCTAGCCGCGTAATTTGTGCCGAGTTTGGTCTAGGGGGTCACTTGGGAACAGAAGAACCCCCTTTCATTATAATAGTAGTTATCCACCTAAAAACACCTAAAACAGCAAATATAACCAAAAATACCCAAAATCTGAGTAAATATAATACGAAATCTAAACAAAAGGAGAAATATGGATATTGTTAAAAATATTGCAGTATGGATTAAAGGTCTTACAGAGATAGGCCTTTCTCTCGTAATGCTAGG